TGGGTGGGGGGGAAAGGTGCCTGTTTCTGATAGAAGCCTAGAGCCATGCACGATTCAGAGCGTTAATGTATTACTATTGATTATTTTCTGATAGCTAAACGAACAATTAGCCCTTGAAATTAATAGCTTCATGCACTGATAAGCCGCTTGATAGACGTGCCTTCAGCACTTCAGCATCCAATCCACCGGCCAAAGCCTTCTCGATGGCAAGTAAATCACTCTCAGACTTCACACACTCTAAAATCACTAGCATTGGATCACTGCCTTGATTCACTGATTCATTAACCTTAACTGGTATATGATTATTTTCAACCGCATTGATTAACTTGGTATGCTTCAATGTTGCTGTTATATCCGCATTAGTGAATTGATACTCTTTAAGATCATCGTTTTTAATGGTTTCATCGTAGATAATGCGACGTGTATTACCTTTTAAAGATGGAAAGTAGTTTTTATAGCTTTTAATGATACCTTGCGCCTCTAACTTCTTTAAGTGTTTATAAATATTTGGTGCGGTGCATCCTAAGTCTTTAGCGATCGTCTTTAAAGATACAAAGCTATAACCGCCTTTGTTTGCATAACTGGCCAATATTGCCAGCACTCTTAGATTCTCACCGCTTACTTTTCTATTAAGAAAAGCCCTCAAAGGCACGACGCAGAACTTCCGCATATCCTCATTTTTAACGGCTTTTATCTTTACTTGATCCGGTAATATATATTTAGATTCAATCATTTATCTATTATATCAAAATAATTGTAAAAAAGACTTGACATTGAAATTATATATAATATAAGATCTTTTTAACGCTTTAAGGCGTTATTTTAATTAAACCATGAAAGGTATATAAAATGAATCAAGTTAAATTCTCAGAGTATTTAAAAGACATCGTTACAAAAGAAGGCGTTTTATCGAGCTGTTATTCAACGTTCCATAATTACAGCATCCTCAATCAATTAATGGCATCGAGCCAGCTTCAAGCCCGCGGCCAAAAGATAGCGCCTATCGCATCATATAAACGCTGGCAAGAACTCGGCCGCCAAGTTAAAAAAGGATCTAAGGCCATAGCGTTATTAATGCCAGTATTAATTAATAAGAAAGACGCTGAAGGCAATAAAACGGACGATAAAATGCAATTATTCGTCACGCGTAACAACTGGTTTTCTTTAGATGATACAGAAGGCCAAGACTTTAAGCCCGAAGTTAAAATAGCCGCATGGAATAAAGACAAGGCGCTTGAAGTGTTAAATATCAAAGAAGCTTCTTTTCAATCAATTAACGGGAACTCACAAGGATATGCTAAGGATCGTGAAATAGCTATTAACCCGCTCGCGATATTACCGCATAAGACACGCTTTCACGAATTGGCGCACGTTGTTTTAGGTCACACTAGCGAGGGTCTTATGAGTGATTCAGAACACACACCAAAGAATATTAAAGAAGTTGAAGCTGAGTCAGTGGCCTATATTCTATGCGAGCTGTTAGGGCTTGAAGGTGTAAAAGAATCACGCGGCTATATTCAGCACTGGTTAAACTCAGATACGATACCGGATAAAAGCGCTCAAAAGATATTTGGCGCGGCCGATAAAATCTTGAAAGCGGGGCAATAATATGAGTCAATTATTTAAACAGTTTTTTATCCTATTGCTTGGATGCATTAGCTTTTATTGCTGGCTTCTATTCTTATTAGGATTCTAAAGTTATCTTTTAAAGCCTCTTTATAGGGGCTTTAAGGGGCTAACTTTGGCCAATAAACCATGAAAGGTAAATAAAATGAAACTATCTCAAAAAGATTTAGAGCGTTTACATTGGATTTTTGTTGATTATGTTGAAAGCTGTGACAAGTCACAAGGTAAATTCTTAGATCGCATTCTTATTGAAATTGAATCAGATTGTATGAAATACGGATTCAAAGATTCAACTAATATGCTTTATTGCGATGTATCAGATCGATTTATAAATCAACTTTAAACCATGAAAGGTATTAAAAATGACTATTAATATTTTGGAATTAGATCAAGTATGCAATATCACTCAAGAGGTTTATTTTGATATTGTTGATCATTTTGGCATCGCTAAAAAATGTATTGAGCATGATCCAGACGTTCAAGACGGGACGCGCAATACTGAATATGGCGAGGAATTATACAATTTGATTGAGTATGCTGTTAAAAATGCAATAGATTTTCAAGACTAACTAAACCATGAAAGGTAATGACATGAAATCAAATCAATTTGAATCATTGGCGGCTGTTACATGGCACGCTGAAGATGTGCAGACATTAAAGCCGCACTGGTCATTAGATAAGTGCAATGAATGGCTAGAAGATAACGAAAGGCACATGCAAGATAGGCTTATTGAATTAGGCTGGGAAGTTATGGACGCGCTTTTAATCACTGAAAGCGACTAGCGCATGAAATACGTTAAGGGTTTTATAGTTTTTTATAGTGCTATTTCAATCTATCTCATTATTAAATTAATATTGTTTTAACTGTTGCATATAGATATCGGGCCGTGATAAGATCATGGCTCGTTATCTTTTTTTTAATCCGTGAAAGGACATAAGAGCATGAAGTTTATTGCTTATTATCGAGTATCAACAGACAAGCAAGGCCAAAGCGGCCTCGGCCTTGAAGCTCAAAAGCAAATCTGTTTTTCATATGCCCAGCAACAAGGCGCAGAAATTATTACAGAGCTAACAGACATAGAATCTGGCAGTCAGAATGATCGTGTCAATTTAATCGTAGCCCTTGACATGCTGAAGAATGATCGCAGTTGCAAATTATTAGTGGCCAAACAATGCCGGCTTACTAGATCCGTTGCATTGATGTCTAAATTATTAGAAGAATTACCGCCTAATAGCATTGTGGTTGCTGAAAGCCCTCAAGCTTCTATATTTGAATTACATATTAGAGCTGTCTTAAATGAAGAAACAAGGCGACAAATCTCAATCAATACCAAGAACGCATTACAAGCAGCTAAAGCCCGTGGTGTAAAACTAGGAGCGCCACCAGCACACATTAAAGCCATTTCAAAAGCTGGCGGAGATGCAACAAGGCGCAAGGCCGCAGAGTTTACGCTAGGTATGGTTGATGTTATACAGATTATTAAGGGTAGAAATAAACGTTTTGATGCTGATAAATATGCAGATGATCTTAACGCATTAGGGATATTAACTTATCAGCGTAAGAAGTGGAATAAAGGAAGTGTGTATCGTTTAATGAATAACATTCATAAATTAAGAGAGGATATAAATCTATGGTAGGAAAATTAACACCCAATAACATTCTGTCATGCAGCAGACTTCCGGCAGTGCTTGGATTTAGCAAGTTTCGCACAGCCAATGACGAGTTAAAAGTATCTATTGACGCATTACATGGTAAAGAGCCAGAGTTTATTAGCAATGAAGCTATGGAGTGGGGCAATAGGTTAGAAAAAGATATTTTAAAAGAGTCAGCAGCAAGACTAGGGCTTGAATCGTATGATTTAGAACACGATAAACCATACTTTCACGAAACCATACCACTAGCTTGTAGTCTTGATGGCACAGCAACAGGAAGTGGCCAAGAGATCTTTACAGACATTGCAAAGGGTATTTATGTCATGGGTAAGGATTCAATTAAGTTAAGAGGTAGAGGAATACTTGAAGCTAAACTTACAGGGCAAGACGTTGAAGATACACCGGCAGTTTATCGTGGTGTGATTCAATTACAAGGCCAGATGGACATCATGGAAGCATCATGGGGTGCGCTTTGCGTATTATATAAAGGCACTCAGTTAAGAATATTCCTATATGGGTATAATGAAGATCAAGTCAATATGGTGCGTCAAGCAGCCATTGAGTTTAGCGAGAAGCTAGAAAAGTATAAGCGCGACTCTGAGATTGACTGGTATCCATTGGCAACAAGCGCAGAGGCAGTAAGGATCTTCGACAATGCAGAGAAAGCAACAGTCGAGATTCCAGAAGTTGAATTACAAGCTGAAAAAATTATTTCATTGCGTGAAGCTATTACAGAAGCAGAAGAAGCCATTGATAGACTTCAACGCAACATCATGGATCAAATGCGTGATGCTGAAATATGTAATGCGGGACGTTACAAAATATCATGGCCTATGCGTCATTACAAAGCACAGCCAGCAAAAACTGTGCCAGCTAAAGAAGCTTATGTCATTCGCCAATCTAAATTATCTATAAGGGATCGTATATGAGTGAATGTTTTAATTATGTAACAGTAGGGTTGTTAGTTTGTGGTGGCTTATTAACGTTAATTTTTATATGTGGCACGTTAGTATTAGCTAAGTTTTGGAACGATGTAAAAGATTTTTTTAAAGGAGATGAGTAAACATGAAAGTTATCGCAGCAGCCTTTGTTAAGGCACAAAAAGAGTTTGCACCAGCACTTAAGACATCAACGAATCCACACTTTAGATCAAAGTATGTGGCTTTAGATGGATGTATTGAAGCAGTGCTTGATGCATTAAACAACAATGGGATTGCATTGATCCAACAAACTCACGATTCTGAGAATGGTATTAAGATTGAAACAATCCTATTGCATGAATCTGGTGAGCAATTAAGTGGTGGTATATTACATGTGCCAGCACCTAAACAAGATCCTCAAGGTTATGGTAGTGCATTGACATATGCCCGTAGATA